CAGACACCCTAGCGTTACCAGACACCACAGCGGCATCAGACACCACAGCGGCATCAGACACCCAAGCGTTAGGCCCAACATAGGCGCTCTCAGAAACAGTGGCGGTATCAGCGACCCACCCACCACCATTAGGATGCTGGTAGGCGGAGACCGGACCGTTGCCAAAATCAAAAGTAGTCATTTCATTCACTCCACAATAGCGTAATCATACAACATCGCGCGACCAGACACCCGAGCGTTACCAGACACCATAGCGTGACCAGACACCACAGCGCGACCAGACACCTCAGCGTTACCATACACCTCAGCGTAACCAGTCACCACAGCGTAACCAGACACCACAGCGTTATTATACACCCTAGCGTTACCATACACCCTAGCGTCACAAGTCACCTCAGCGTTATCATACACCCTAGCGTTACCAGTCACCCGAGCGTTATCAAACACCTTAGCGTTACCAGACACCTCAGCGTAATCAGACACCCTAGCGTTACCATACACCACAGCGCGACCAGACACCACAGCGCGACCAGACACCTCAGCGTTACCATACACCACAACGTTACCAGTCACCACAGCGTTATCAAACACCATAGCTTCGGGCCCAACATAGGCGCTCTCAGAAACAGTGGCGGTATCAGCGACCCATCCACCACCATTAGAATGCTGGTGGGCGGGGACCAGGCCGTTGCCAAAATCAAAAGTAGTCATGTCATTCACTTCTTCATCCATTACCAAGCGTTACCAAACACCTTAGCGTAACCAGACACCTCAGTGTTACCGGACACCTCAGCGTTACCGGACACCCAAGCATCATCAGACACCATAGCGTCACCAGACACCCTAGCGTAACCAGTCACCATAGCGTAATCAGACACCCTAGCGTAATCAGACACCACAGCGCGACCAGACACCCTAGCGTAACCAGACACCCTAGCGTAACCAGTCACCATAACGTAATCAGACACCTTAGCGTGACCAGTCACCACAGCGTCACCAGACACCACAGCGTTACCAGCCACCCTAGCGTCACCAGACACCACAGCGTTACCAGACACCATAGCGTCACCAAACACCTCAGCATCACCAGACACCCTAGCGTTATCAGACACCCTAGCGTTAGACCCAACATAGGCGGTCTCAGAAACAGTGGCGGTATCAGCGACCCACCCACCACCATTAGAATGCTGGTGGGCGGGGACCAGGCCGTTGCCAAAATCAAAAGTAGTCATGTCATTCACTCCTTCATCAACTATAGTTATTATACCATAGCTGAATTAAATGTCAACGGTTTTTTTCATTTTTTTCTTTTTTACCATCGACCAGATGGAATCGCCTGACATGGAAACAAATCCATAGTTCATAGGATAGAGACGGAATTCCTCTTCAGATCCTAGTTTGCCTCCACCGAAGCGACCTTCAAGGTCACAGATTCGATTTCCTTGTCGATCCAACGACCGCCGACCAGAACATGGGTCTCGATACCGAGATTATCGAGAAGATCGGCCCACGTCATGCCAATCTGGTTGTTAGCAAAATCGGACTCATAAAGGATTACTGTCTTCATCTTGTTCACTCCTTCATTCATCATGTTTATATAATACCAGGAATTTTATTTTTGTCAACAACTTTTTTTGTTGTGATATAAAATTTTTGGTCTTTGTCAAAATCGTAGGTCCATCTCAATCCAGGACCCCATGGTGTATCTATTCCCTTCCAATTCATATCTTTGAGAAACTGCTGTAACTCAACACGACCACCATATCTCGTATCGATATAATCTATAAACTCATCACACCAGGGATCGTCTGGTTTGACGTATCCCGCATGGCCGGGTGGTTTTTTCATCATGCTCGACCATCTCCCATCAATCCAGGGCAACTCATTGCTCCAAGAACCCAGGGTAAACAAGACTATAGAAAAGCCTTGAATAACCCTCTAAACAAACTATAATTACTTTTCGTGGTCTAATAGGGATTTTAATAATCCCTCCCATTCTTGTGCTCGTAGATCCCAGCTATAGAATGTGTTTGTGTAGAGTTTCTGAAACTGCAATTTTGTTTGCATATCTTCCTCCCAATATGATTCTATAGCCGCATTTAGAACTTGGTAGAACATATGAGCGTGTTGATTCTTATCCTCATCAAATGGATACATAAGAGAAAAGTTAGAAGTAGTTTCTGGAAGTGCAGCTAGAGATGGACAAACTACGCAACAACCGGCACTCATCGCTTCAATCGCAGCAATACAAGAAGTTTCTTGCCATGTGCTGGGGTATGCAAAAATGTGTGCTTTTTGTAATGCTTCTCTTACTTCTTGATTGGATACAGTTCCATGGTATGTGATATGTTCATGATCACGACAAATTTGAAATAATTGTTCAAATGGTTCATCTCTCTGTGGCCATCCATAGATATTAAAAGATGAATATACATCTAGATGAACTCTATCGCCCCATTTTTCAGATAGTTTCTGATAAACAGCTAACAACACATCAAGACCACGGTGTGGTGTAGTGTGATAGATAAGTCTCAATGGACCTTCTTTTGATTTTTCGTGAGTAGGAATAGGTTCAATAGCGTTTCTAATAACAATAGAATCGCTATAGGGGACACCTAAAACTTTATGATAAGTTGTAAATTGCCAGTGGGATACAAAAACAAGTCGTCTGAATCTGCTCCGGTTTCCACTATCACTTAGGTGCCTGGCCTCAGGGTCTTCTGCCAAATCATGCAACCAGAGAATAGGAAGACGATTAGGATCAATATTCCTAACTCTAGATGGAATAATTTGGAATCTATCTAACAACTCCTTTGACAACTTTGAATACAATGCATGTTGCATCATCTCTGTGCCACCCATAGCATTTCTATTCAATTCGTTTGTCTCAATACCAATAGAATTGTTTAACTCGCTTTCATTCATAATTACTTTTAACGACATTCTTAAAAACCTTTAATCAGTATAATAATCTTTGTGATATGGACAATTTAATCTATGACAATTATCTAATGTAGATGTAATAGCAGGTCTTTGACATTCTTCACAGATTTCGTTTTTTCTTGGTACATAAAATTTCATCTATAAAATCTGGGTAATCATCTCTTCTATCTGACATAATATTCTCCATATTATCATATTATTTATACTTCAAATTCTTCAAATTTCTCCCAATCCGCCCAATTTCTTAGACTATCCCAACGAAAGGATCGCCAACCCATATTATCTAGATCATATACTGGACGTACTTCTGCCGTCTTTAAAACACCTTCGCCTGAAGGTTGATGTTCTGATGGAATCATATCTTCCTTTAGAGTAGCCTTCATTACACGATATTCACCACTTTTCTTAGTAAACTCAAGACGAACTACACTTGTACGTAAAGCATGAACCAACAAATCACGATCAAATTCTTGCATTTTAACGGCATCGATAAGATTATCTGATTTTGTAAAATAATTGGTCATTTGTTCCTCCTCAACTCCAACTATAATGATTATCAATCCAATCACAGAACTCATCATATCCGCCAATATGTTTATCGTTAATGAAGATCTGTGGAACAGTTTTTACATCTGGCACTCTTTTTTTCAATTCGTTTTTCCAAACCTCTCTTTCAGAAATATTATACTCAACATATTCAGGAAACATTTCATGTTTACTTAGATAAAGAGTTTTTGCTCTTGTACAATAAGAGCATCCATTTTGTGTATATATTTCTAGCTTTGTCATGTCGTACTAACCGCCATTCGAAAATCTCTCTTTGGATCTCCAAACAAGTCATTAGTACGAACACGAATATGGCGTTTGTTTGTTTCCTTCGTATTTGGATTAGGAATCGTAATCCAAGGATTCTCTAAACGTCGCCACGCCTTCATAATATTATCCAATCGTTCCAATCGCGTAATATCACGTCTAACCGACTTTACAGTAGACCTGTTAACGTTTGGACGTTCACCATTAGATACGTAATGTTTACCTGAAGCCTTCTTCTTACCCAATTCAGTTTCCTTTCATAAATGATTTAGTTGTCGTAAAATACGTTCTTTGTTTAGTGCTCTTAGTTTCACTTCCCACTTTGCTGCTTGTTCTCTGTAGTATATATGGGCGTATCTCCATGAAGAGTTTGGAGCTTCTAACAGACATTTAGCTTGCATTGGTTCAACCCAATGTACGTCTGTTTCATCATGATTTATAAGAGGGATCGTTCCACCATTGAGGTACGGATCTGTTTGTCCACTTTGCGAAACTTGCTTTTTCTCCGACATAATAACTCCTATAGGCATCTACAAAATGAGAACTTCTATATTTATCTGGCATTGCTTGCGGAATGGGTGTAAACCTAGCTCGCTGAATATTATTTGGTACATGAGACAGTATATCAACAAGTTTTTCTTCTGTCAAATGTTTTTTGTGATATCGATATGTATATTCACTACACAGGGCTTCAAAGTGACATTGTAACCAAATGTAATTATTGTTACATTCACGTGCCCATATCGCAGAAGGATGATTGACATGTGATGCTTTGTAGAGACTAGATTCTAAATTATGATTAGGATGTCGCCATCGTTTGATAGACCTACCGTTAGCAGTCTTATCGGTATATTGTTCTCCATCTAGAATACGATGTGCTGTTGATAGAAGTTGTGCAGTTTCCACAATCATCTTGACAACATGTTTATCACACATCATCTGTGCTGATTCTTCAGGACACATTGACAGAGCAAAAATATTCATCGGTATTCACACCATGCATCAATATGGTTATAGGTATACTCTTCACCATTACGATAGAACTTACCGGGATTGTTCTTGATAAATTCAGCAGCAATAGCACAATCTCGGTAAGAAGATGTTTCTTGTTCGTATCTAATATCACCGGCAAGACCGCCAAATGAGGTTAGAATGATCAGAAAAACTTTCATTGGTCAACTCCTTTACTAATGTAACGTTTTGTTAGTTGTAGTAGGAACATTGAACTTCTTTACATGACGTTTGCTTGCCACGATACCTTCTACTATATCATCAAATCCGTCTTCTGTCAACATTGTTTTGTATATACTCAATGCTTGGGTTAACATTACACCTGCAACTATAAGACCATTACCATTACAATTATCAATGTGTTTTACTGTATTATCAAGTACCTCGACGTATACCTGTTCGTATCTAATATCACCGGCAAGGTCGTATATTTGTTTCAGTAATTTTTCATCAATATCAGTCATGATGTAACTACCCTTTCATAAATTTCTTTCCAGTTTTTGACGATTGGATATGAAAGATTCTTTTCATTCATATTGAAACCATGTTCTACTAGAAGAGGTTTCATACCAACATCAAAGCCATCGTCTGCATTCTCTACCTTATCTTCAATCCAGACATATCCTGAATCTTCGTAGTGTTCTTTAAGATACTTATCTTTTCGAGCACCAGTAGCAAGACAGACGATATTACGAAAAGTGTTCTCGCCGAAAACCTTCTTAAGATTCCGTTCACGTAGCATTGCAGCATGTTTATCAGTAGAGAGACTGGTTACAACATCAAAGACATATCCATGTTCTTCATGGAGTCGTTTGACGTACCAAACGGCATCTCGAAGGGCTGGTAGAAAACCAATTGCAGCAGATTGATTGAATTCTGCTATAAAACTCTTACCTTGTTGTTTTGTGAGACCATATCGAGATCCAATCTCATAATGGAGGTCAGAGTCCGGACCCTTAAAGAATCCACGTTCATTCATCCAACAATCAAAAGCGTACTCCCAATTCAGAAGTACACCGTCGCAATCAGCGACAATTATCTTTTCCATTATACTACCTTTATATATTTCCCAAACAGTCGTTTCATAAGATAGATCTCCATAGAAACTGAACTCATTTACATTATAGTACCATGCTGATTAAATGTCAACAGAAATTTTTTAATTTTTTAAAACTTTCTGGATTGGTATAATCGTAATGAGTGTCATACCAAGTGTGAATGAATTTATTGTATCTTTCAAAATTAACCCAATCAGTGTTATAAGCATTAGATAACGAATAACGATATTCTTTAGGATTTACCTTCCATGTGACGGTATCATAATCCGTCCTACCAAATGTGACAACTTTCTTGCCGGCTAAGATAGATTCTAACCCCACACCACTGTTTACAGTCACAACCATTTCACTATTTTTTATCAAATCAAAGATGTTGAAATTATCTACCCAAACACAGTTATAACGATTAGCAACTTTTTTTATAGATTCCATAGAACCTGGATTGACAGGATGACCTTTGATAACAACCTTCTTAGCAGTCGTTGAAGCCCAATCTAGGGTCATTTCCAAAGCTTCTTCTACTTTCACGTCACTATGATATATGATAGTCTCATCGTGTGGTATTTGACAAGGAAAGAACACATATGGTTTGAAAGATAAAGCTGTATCGTTTGAACTGGGTTGATCAAACTTTGTCTCGCCAGAATTAACTCTATCAAATAAATGATGTCTTTCAGTATTCTTACTAAGATTTTCTATAGGATAAAATGAAGCGGTAGCGCACCAACCTTTACTATCAATAGAAAAGATATGTGGTATAACCATCTGCATATAATATCTAACACGATTATCTAACCACCAAGTTTGTTCCATCTTGTGTGGTATATAATAAACATCAGCGTCTTTGCTGTGTTCTTTTACAAATTCAGTCGTAATCTGCCACAAAGGAACTTCAATAACTCTTACGTCGTCTTTTAAAACATCATGAGCATTATAAAGTTGTTCAATAAACTTTATCCAATGGACTCGTATTGGAGCAATAGGTCCTCTTTGTTCTGGAACAGGACCTTCTTTAAACATAACGTCTAGTCTAGGCATGTATATGTCAACTTGCACTTTTGCGTTCCTCTAGATAGTTTTTTTGATTTTTTCGATTACCTTTGCCGGACCAGATGATACTGTCTTCATTAAACTCCCAATCAATATACTTAGAGGGCATCTGAACAAACTTCAAGTTTTTTATATTTTGATGAACTTTCCACAAAATGACTTGATCCATAAACCAAATACAACCATGCTTTTTGATATTTTCCATGAGATTATGTGCCACAGTATCAATGAAACTATAACCAGACTTTCTCAGATACATAGCCCCAGCAGCTACATGGGTTCCCTCATTTTCCCATCCTACTGTTCCTGGTAACGGATCTCTTGTGAAAATTGAATAATCGCAATTTTTAAAATCGTCCCAATCAATAGGTTTTCTTAGAAATCCATCAATATCAACAATCAACATTTCAGAAACATTGTCTTGTCTAATTATATCAGTAGCAACGATAAATCTAGAACAAGCATACATCATGCGATCTTTTGGTTCAATGTCACTAAAACTAAAATGACACCCGATATGCCAATCAAAAGAATTCTGATTTAAAATCTCTTGTTTCGTTTCTTCGTCACAAAGAATATGAATCCAAGGTGTTTCGCCATTCTTTATCGCACTCTTAGCAAACGCCTCTCCATGTTCTTTTAAATAGATGGGATCACAACAGGCGAAAACAATTTTCATGTTTTACCCATCCAATATTCTATCATCTCTTCTAACATTAACTCAAAAGTATAATTAGGTTTCCAATTTAGTATCTTTCTAGTTTTTTCTGAATCACCACAGAGATATTTCAATTCTTCTGGTCTCATATATTTTGGATTTTGTACTACAAAGTCTTCATAATTTAAATCTAGTCGGCCAAAGACATATTCACACATTTGTCGGACAGTATAGGATTTACCAGTTGCTACAATCCAATCGTCTGGATCACTATGATTAATAATTTTGTGCATTGCTCTAACATAATCAGAACTATGACCCCAATCACGACTGCTATCCATATTACCCATCTCAAGTTTATTGAGTTTGTTTTTCTTGATTAGAACAGCGTTCTTCACAACTTTATTCGTTACAAAGTTTGTTCCACGTCTAGGAGATTCGTGATTGAATAAAATTCCGTTACAAGCATGCATATTATATCCGTGTCTATAATGTCTTACAAGATTATAACCAAGAACTTTAGAACAACCGTATGGACTGACAGGATTCATTGGTGTTGTTAGTCTTTGAAACCCGTCCTCATCTACACTGTTACCAAACATTTCACTAGAAGATGCTTGATAAAACTTTGCTTCTGGGCAGAGTTTACTAGTAATCTCTAGCATATTTAAAACGCCTAGAGAATTTGTTTTAATAGTAAAAGAGGGGATGTCAGAAGAAATCCTAACTTGACTCATAGCAGCCAAATTATAGATTTCATCTGGTTTAATTTTATTAACGATATCATATAATGAGTGTACATCTAATAGATCGCCGTAATGAAGACCGGCAATTTTATCAGAGAATTTTTCTAATCTTGCGCTTTGATTTTCTGCTACACTATGTCTACGGACAATACCATGTACTTCGTAATCAAGACTTAAAAGATATTCTGTAAGATAAGATCCGTCTTGTCCACTAATACCTGTAATTAACGCTTTCATTAAAAAAACCTCGCTTTTGATAAATCAGGATAATTCTTCCAACCACCACTATCATCATTATATTCAGGAGTCTGGTCCATAATAATGATACCACGAGCGGCGTCTTCTGGTGTCATATAATAATGCCACCCCAAGTGTTCAAAGGAATCTTCATCATATTTACCATCTAAATCTCTACCATCGTATCTAATCTTTTTAAGATACTCGTATTCGTTCTTATTGTCAAGTAAAATCATACCACCTCTACCAATAGGTACTCTTTTCTTTAATTGAAAAGAAACGATATGAAATCCACCCATGTACATATCTCTTTGCCAACGAGTAGCTCCATCCCATATTCTATAAGGTTTTAACTGATATATACCTGACCATTCTCTATCTTCTAATTTTACTTTAAATCCGGCATGTATTATCTGTTGAGGTACTGAAACATATGTGTGTTTAGGAATAGTGAGAGTTGATATATTTTTACGGCCGTTCGATCTGTGTCTTTTTATACATTGTAATGCTAGAAAGATACCGTGTGAACAACAGTCTACAGAAACCGCGTACTTTGATCCTGCGTATTTGGCAACCTTTTTTTCAAACATATCTACTATATCGCGTGGATCTTTCCAATCGTAACCGAGTTCTCTAATTTGGTCTAGCTCTGGTCTTTGTAAATGTTTAGGTAGTTGTCCTATAGGCCATGCGTTATATTCTACCATCAATATCCTCCAGATATGTTCTTATATTATTATTCTCGTTACACCATTTTTTAGCATACTTACCTTCGCTAGGTCTAGAGAACATTGGATGATAGTACTCAGAACACCCCTCAAAGAAGTAGTGTATCGCCTGTGCTTTTCTCGTTTTATCTTTGTGTGGCGTAAATGTGCCGCCATGTAGAAGATTTGCTTCCCATATAATCGCTTCACCTTTTTTCACGGGAACAGGAGTTCTCTTTCCTTTTTTTATCAAAACAAGATGCTCTATAAACTTCTCATATTCTCTATAGTTTATCTCTTCACCATTATCTATATCGTCTGGATGTGGAAGGCCTAGAGATTCATAGTTATATATATCCCAGTCGTGACTACCTGGAACTACAGACAAAGTACCATTCTCTATAGTCGCGTCTTCTAAAGCAACCCATACACCAATCATCATTCTCTCTGGTATGGTATGAAAATGAATACAATCACTATGTAGAGGTTGATTAGATGGGCCCGTAAAATTGATTGTAGAAAACGGAAATGCCTTCTTCATATACCAATTTTCTAGACGACGAAGTATTTTTTCATTCATACAGAGATTGGCGATATTTCTACTCTTTTTCCACGCTTCAAATAATCTGGGCCACTGTGTATATTGATAATGGTCAGATTGAATCGTCTTATTCTCTAGTGCTAGAATGTTTGTTACATCATCATTTATACCATTAATTTCGGCATCAGTCAACTCCAAATCAATGATATCATAACCTTCACTATTCCAGAATTTATTAAAAGTCATAACCTAACTCCCTAGCATACTTATAAGCAAGTTCGTTTGGTCTTTTCTTTACAGGTCTTGCAGGACTGCCAACATAGATTGTCCATGGTTCAGCATCTTTAGTAAGCGTCGAGTTTGAACCTACTACTGCTCCTTCACCTAGAGTAATTCCAGGCATAACAACACTATTGACACCAATACAAGAAAATGGCTCAAATGTTACTGTAGTTATATTTGAAATTCGGTACTTACTAGGTACTTGTGGATTCATAAGAGAGCCAGAAGCAAAATCATCTCCACCACAAATAACTTTGCCGCCAGCACTGATACCACTAAAATGACCCATAACAAGCTTGGAAGTCCTGCCGCCAATAATAGCAACCTGTGGAGCAATATGAACCCAGTCACCAATATCCATAATAACAGAAGAAAATACGTTATAATCTAGAACAACGTAATCTCCAAACGTTGATTCTAATTTATACTTACAAAATGAACCATGATCTACTAATTCAGGATTCATAACAGACCGCCATTAATGCGAAGTGTTTGACCAGAAACATAACTAGTATTTAATATATATTCAATTGTATTGTACACTTCTTCAATTCTACCCCATCGTCTGGCGGGAATATTCTTCATTATCTCTTGTTGAATATCTTCACTAATAGTTTCTGTTAGACCTTTTTCAAAGTATCCCAACTGAATAGCGTTTATATAAACATTCTTATTAAAATTTTCTACGGCAACGGTACGAACATATGATTCTATAAATCCCTTTGTTGCTGAATATATAGAAGTTCCTACTTGAGCTTTATCCGCTAGAATAGAAGAGGCAAGAATAATATTACCACCACGTTCTCTCATAAAATGTTTCAAACAAAGTTGAACTACATTTAGAGTACCCCAAACGTTTGTATCTACTTGATTGGCAGTATCAATATAACCAATGCTATGTGTAAAACCATTAGCATTATACGCTGCTAAGTTTACTACAATATCAAAATGATTTGTTTTAAAATATATATCACATTCTTTACGATTTCTTACATCTAAATTTTTAGATGATAAAGATGTAACATTATATTTATCCTTCATAATTTCTGTTAAAACTTTACCGATACCACCACTGCCACCGAGTATCAAAACAGTTTTCATTTTTAAGACTCCATTATATTATGTCCAATTAATGTTAGGGAATTTTTCTACAAATTTATGTATAATATTCCAGACATCGAATGATACATTTGGATTTGCCAAAAGTTTATTAAAGAAATAAACATTTAGATTTGGATTCCACATACCAGCAAGTAATGCAAAAGAAGAAAATCCTCCAATAACAGTATGCGCTTGATATATAGTCATCCAATCTTTTATAGTATCGTTTGTTGGTGTAATACCATATCTTTTATGTACAGATTTGTCTTCAGATAATATAATAGGATTTTTATGATATCTAATTTCTTCATCATATACTTCAATTGGTATCAAAGGTCTATCTGATTGTCTGACATGAATCACAGTTTTACCAGAATTAACATAATCACAACCGTTCAAATTTAAACTAACTTCAGATTCATTAATATTTTCCCACCATTTAAGTAAGAGAGAAACATTAGGTTCTTTGAAAGGATTGGTTTTATTAGTACCAATCACCGTAGTAATTTCTGGTCTTTTTTTGAACGTCAAAAAGTCGTCGAAAAAGATACGATCTTCATCCATTATAATATCTGAATTTTGCCAATAACCACCAGTGTTAAACAATATTTTATTTACTGTTGTATTATTTTCTTTAGCTATGGCGTAACATGTATAAAGTGATAGTATTTGAGTGCCTAGTCCACCACGAACGTTATACGTTCCCATTTAAAAATACCTTGTCCTTTTCTACACCTTCATATGGACCAGTTTTGTATTCATAAACTTTAGCGTTTTCTAAAATTGTGTATGTGTGACCACCTTCAAACGTAAGTGAAATATCTCCTGAATTTAAAACAATTTCTTCTAAAATAGTATCATCCACGTCATAGAAATGTGCTTTTACTTTACCTTCCATAACGCACCAAGATTCTTGAGCGACAACTTGTTTTCTAGGGGCATTTTTCCAAATGTGTCTATGTGGTCGAAACGTCTTTCCTGCTTCTAATTTTAAAGCCGAGACTTGAATAAATTGATCTTCTGGTGCAACATCTTCTCTATTCTCTGATAAATCGTCAGAACGATATACCATATGACATAACTTATCTGGATAAACTTTTGAGTATATCTTTAACATATATTGTATCTCCCAACGGATTATCTAATCTTACACTGCCATGAATAGCAACTCTTCTATTCAATTCTTTTGTATTACCTCTAGAATGAAAACCACCAACATTAGCAATAACTAATGTATCTTCGTTTACGTAGATGGGTTCCATTTCATAACCCATCTCTTGTAATTCTTCTTCACTTACTCTAAACGATCCTTCATAATGATCTTTTGCTCTCCACTCTTCGTATTCTTTTTTACACGCTTTTACACTTTGTTGATAATACCACATCTGCATTTTTTCGTTTGATTTTGTACTACCCTTAGCAAACATTAATGGACCATCATCGACTTTCTTTGGAAACCACCAAAACTTGATTGCAGGAAAGTATGTATCTAGATGCATTAATTTTTGATGATCGTCATCTCCTGGTCTATTTCTTACGATTTGAGCAAATGTGTTATTTCTGAACTTGGTTTCTACTTCTCGTTCATCTCCTCCAATAAGTTTATAAATGTGGGGATAGATTAGTAATGATATATTATATAATAATCTAGACTTATCTCTATTCATTGAAAGAATATTGTTAGAATTTTTAGATACCGATACCTCGAAATTTTCGAATTCTTTTAAAGCCCTTTCAACGTCAACACTAGAACCAACAAATCCTTTATGAACTATTAATCCTACATTATAATAGTCTAAGTTCTCTTGGTCAACTTGTTTTAATCTTTGAAAGTGTTTAATTTCTGCCTGAAGTTTTCTATATAGATGAATACCTTTCTCAGTTAAATCTACATCATTTAGAGGATACCTATCAAGAGTTTTATGAGAACTTTTATATACATCATTATACAACATTATTAACTCCTCTTAAATACTAATCCTGTTCTGGCAACAAAAGGTTTTTTCATAGTAGATTCTTCTCGAATTTGTTTAGTAAGTGTTTCATCATATTCAAATCCATATCTTTTGAAAGCATCTAGCCAGTAATCTTTCTCTTGACAGTTAACATGGTGATGACCGGCTTGTCCTGGTACAGCATGGGTGACGATAAGATATTTTGCTTTACTATCTTGAAATGTAGACATATAGTTGTCCATATACTTTTCTTCTACATGCTCTAAAAATTCTACACACCAAATTAAATCAACTTCATAAGTTAAAGTAGGACTTCCTTTTGTATAATCATTTAAATGAAAATTGGATTCTTTAGGAAGGACTGTCCAATCACCATCAACGCCATAAGATTCCCATCCAAGAGATTCTGCTAATTTAACTTGACCTCCAAATCCGCAGCCGACATCAAGCATCTTTCGGCAACCAAGATTCCACATAATATTAAGCGATCCATCATCCGTCCAACTCCTACCATTTTGACCACCCAAATGATCTGGCAATTCATTTTGCATATTCAGCTCCATTTCATCATCATTATTCTAACCATTTCTCCACTCTCGATTTAAAATACCGGCCATTGATGTTATCATTGAGATATTCCGACGATTCTAAAACATTTCTCTGAAACTGCTCTTTAACTTCAGTATAGTTCATTTCACCTTTAGTCTTATGTAATGATAGTATCTCTCTTTGAAAATTACTTGTCTCAGATTGATTTATAAGATCTTTCACAACATCACTCGAACCATAATAATCACGCCAATCACTTTCGATACGACTACGCCGCTTCGCCCCACGAGTTTTTCTCATGAACCAAAATGTCTTTCTACCAATATATTTTCTACCATCGGGGCAAGTAATACAATAAACGAAACCATGATACCTGTCAACTAAATTCTCATCAAATACTTCTCCCTGGTACATCCAAGGATTATCATACATTATTCGTCTTCATCGTCCCAAAATTCTCGGTCTTCTGCCCATTCATCGAAGTCTTCATTTTGTTGAAAGACTTCTCCGCAGAATGGGCAGTATGCGACCTTATTTATTTCATTATGTTGTATATCAAATTCTGCTCCGCACTCCTCACATGTTATTGTTTCCATTTGATACTCCGAGTTACTTTTAATCTTTTAAATAATTTCACATCCTCCAGCGGCACAAGCCATTTCCTGCGCTCCAAGTGTTAGATCAGTTGTCTCATAATTCTGTAGAAGAGCCCAATCCACATTCTTTGGCATCTTCTCTAATAGTTGCTGATATTCCTTCTCAGTGCAATCTTGATATGGTGCTTGACGATATGTGTGATCAGAAAATGGTAAGAATGATACACCGGACATATAATCAAAATTTTTATAACACCATGCACCAACCTCTAACCACTCATGTTCTTTGACAGAAATAGTTACAGAAGGTTTATGTTCACACCAAGCGTCTTGATAAGTCTTCCATAGTTCCAACTGTTCAATTGCAGACATATCAGTTCGAAACACAGAACTATCCGGTGACTTCATTGGAAATGAAAACACATAAGTATGTTCTGGTTTCATTACATCATCTTCAACAGGAAAACCAACATCTCTCATCATGATCGCCAGAGGGTCTTTTTTATCTCCACGCACCGTCCGTATATAGTAAGGATTATGTCGTGCATGAATGCCACTGGCAGCATCAACAAGTTGACTAACAGTGCCGCTAGGTTTAACACAAGTAACCGAAACTGACTGTGGGATACCGATTTTCTTAGACCACTCTTTGTTTGTTTCGATTGCGACGGTTTTAAGTTCCTGTAGAACTTGATGAGTCTTAATGTTACCTCTCTTCTCACTCTTTCCATTTGTAAGATCATTGTCCATAATCCCTGTTAATGAAACACCCAAAAGACGTTCTTCTTCACAATTCTCTCTCCACTTCTTTGATAGATATCTAAAGTTTGTTAATGTTGATTGAAACGTTCCAAGAATAGTAGCAAGACGTACCTTTTCCTTTAGTGTTTCTAGACTATCTGTAGAACGAATCACAACTTCTGAAAGATTACAAAACTCACGGTCTCTCAGAATAATCTCTGAACATGGATTAGTACCAAACTCATGATCTACATCTCTACGACCTGTCTTTGCTACCTGCTTCTTTGCAGATTCACGATTGAACAGTCCACGTTCACCTGACTTAGAGTTGTATAGAGATAACCATTCTTCCATAAAGATACCAATATCAGGCTTCTCTGTATAACATGCTGAATTATTTGAAAGTGCTCTTTGTGGGTTTTGTTCCCACCACTGTCCTGCCTTTGCGTGTCTCATACGATCATCAGATAGATTAGATAGTGAGATAAGAGCACTACGACGAACACCACCTACAACTACAATCTCAGCAATCTTACATACGATATCATGACATTCAAGCGAAGATAAACGACGACCAGCAGCTCCACGGAAAATTGAGGTTACAAACTTGAAAAGATCTTCAAGTGGTTCTGGACCAGATGCGCGACCACCAAAAGTCTTTAATGGTGATCCGGCTGGACGTACTTTAGAAGTATCCCAAGAAGGTACTTGACCCTGATAGAGAAGAGCAATAAGTTCCTTGAGTGCCTTTGCCCAACCAATCTTAGAATCTGCCACTGTGATTACTACATCTGAATCAAAGAAATCTTCGGCAACAACGGGAAGTTTAGTAACAAACTGGCGTTCTACTGAGAATCCTACACCAGTACCATTCATAAGAATATAAAGTAATTCATCAAATGCTTGAACACGATCAATCGCAAGATATGAACAGTTATAACCGGCAACGTTCTCTTTCTTCAATGCTGGACCAGCAGTCATAAGGCACCGCATAGAGGGCATTACCTTTTGATTTAATACAGCATCTTCTAGTTCGTCTCTGTCTTTTTTACTTAATTTAAAATCATGTTTGTCATTTAGATCTTCTTCAAAGAAATCAAAATAACGACTTACAGTCTCGGTCCAACTCTCACGTCTACCCTTATCCCACATAAAACGTGAATAACGTGATAGATGAATAAACTGTTGATATTCGGTTGGAAGATGATTTTGCATTTAATTTCCCTCTAAAAATACGGTTGGAAACTTCTCAGATAATAGTTGCCAACAACTTTCTGCGATTAATCTGTGTTCTTTTTGTGTACCATTACCCATACGAAGATCACAATAATGAATCCAAGAACGAAGAGAACCCTTCATATACATTGTAGACATCGTGAGCCCTTCTGGTAAAATAGACCTTGCTACTTCTTTAGCAATACCCATATTCAATGCCCATTGATAATCTTTCTTGGCCTGAACTAAGGCATTTGTCTGTATCAATTGCCAATTATCTCTCGTGTCTTTGTCTACTCCTTCTAGACTATTCTGTCTATTCTTTGAATCTTGTAGTCTTGGTTCCCTCCATGTAAAATCCTGTGCTTCAGCATATCGCTGACTAAATTCTTGAAAACTGAAAGACCGATGCCGCAGAATCTGTCTACCAATATCTCTTGTACACTTAATCTCAATTGTTGCGTCTACCATCTCAAAGATAGACCAATGAGAATTCTTTTTACAATAAGATAGAAGTTTTCCTGCGGTCTCGTTGTTTGTTTGATTTGTTGGATTTGAAACTCTTGCACAGAATGCTACAAGTTCTTCGGATGTATTTACGTCATCAATCAACGGTTCGGTCATAGAAATCAATCGTGTACTATAATCAAAATATTCCATAAAACCTCACTTAATAAATGTTAATGTTTTATATTGTCCATTGTACCAGAAAGTGATTTCGCTATGACTATATATTTCTTCATTTACATAATCATACCTCGTATGAGGAGTGCATTGTTGTACATTCTGATATCCAACAACATCATTACTACTACCCATGTTTTTACCAACTTGATTACCAGCTAAAGCACCAGCAACAGCACCACCACCTATAGCAACACTCTTTCCAGTACCCTTACCTACTGTAGATCCAAGTAATCCACCTGCTACACCACCAATGATAGTTCCTAAAATTGAAGAACCATCAGATGATTGTTGATTATTATATATCGGAACCTGTCTATCTGTACATACAGTTTCTACTTTAGGTATCGCTCTTTGTTGGGTTTTATATATATCTTTAATTTTGATTTCTTCTGCGTTAACATTCATAGGAATAAGAATAGCAATAATTATGGCTATTGTAGCTATAATTATATAGAACATATGTTTTTCGTTAAACATTATTTCCTCTTACGGTTTTTACTGGCATTCTTACGTTTGGTTGATCCAATTTTTCTACGACCTTTTCTTGGTCTATTCTTATGTGGCCATGACATTACACTTTTCTCCATTCATTAAATTTTAACATAGCACCTAGATCTGAATATGAGTTATTATATATAATTTTCTCGACACTGTATCCAGTCAAAACCATATCATTGATATCTTTACCATAGAGATTGTTCGGCCAGATACAAACAGTATAATTGTTTCTTATCATTCTGTCAAGTAAATTACAAATAGTTTTATTTCTAGGTTGATTATCAAAAACGTAAATAGTGTTTTTTGGTAAAATCTCCGTGGCTTTCTTCATGTCAGCACCACTGACAGCAACTGCATTAGACAAAAATAAACTATCAATAGGACCTTCTACACATACAACTTTTTTCTTTAAATTAATCCGTTCTAATCCATATATCATAGGTTCATCTTCACGAAGTCGAATAGTTATATATCTAAGAGGATTTTTATCAATCGCTCTCATAGTAAATCCTACTATATCATTATTTTTTGAATAAAATGGTAATACGATCCTACCTTCGTTAGTCTTAATTCGATTCTTATATTTCTCTACTACCTCTGTAATTCTTGAGACATCATCAATATAGTAGATGTATTTTAATTTATAATCTGGTAGTTTTCTACTTTTACAATATAGTACTGCCGGATGATTTACATCTAGATTTGTGATATTTTCGATAAAATCTGGAAGGTCTTCGATACTTTTTGTTTCAAATTTAGGTTTAAAATCGAAAGATTTTTTCTCAAATTTTTTTCCAAATTTTTCTAATTTATATTGTTGATATAGAGAAGAATCAAGCTTTTCTATCAACTTATCTAATCCCATAGAAATTCCACAGTTATGACACTTCAACATCATACTGTTTTTATGTTGAAGAAGATAACCACGGGCTTTATTAGGATTAGAAGCCGAATCACCACAAATAGGACAACGAAAATTAGCGACAAAGGGATTTGTCTGCTTAACTTTCCATTTATCTAATTTTGGCGAAATAAGACCTGCGTATTTTGTGTCAATCCAAAGCATTCGTACCTCCATTATTCAAAGTATACATAATAAAATAATTTCTGTCAACTGCTTTTTTTAGTTGACAAAATGGTTGACAGGTACTATAATTCGTATTGTCACCCTAGAATCTTATTGATAAAATCTACTCTAGAAAGTAAGAAACCTAATACAATAGAACCACCAATAACTATATATCTCCATTTCTCTAATGCATCAACTCTAGATGACATCTCATGTGCATGAGTTTTTTGTTCGTTTTGTAATTCTTTGATTTTCTCTAGAATAACTTTATAGTGTTCGCTTAATTGACTACCCAATTCTTCTTGGGTGTCTGTTATTCTTCTATGAATAATTTCTATTGCTTTTTCTTGTGATTCGATTTTACTATCCTGGACAGCAATAACTTTTGCTAGATTATTGCTTATTTCTGTAAGTTTCGATATTGTGGTATCGAACTTATCCAGGATAGATTGAAATGTAATCAGATCCTTTTGCAGAATCTTGACTTCTGTTTCCAGATCTGACATGGTACTCTCTTTTATTTTTCTTTACAGTCACACTTTGTACAAACGTCATTAATACACTCTTTGCATTCTGGAGCATAGCAATGGCATCGATGCCCGCAAGATTTACATTTTCTTGGTTCTGATATCATTTTTTCTCTTCTTTTTTAGTTTCATAATAATCTTTATACGCTTTTACTACGGCATTTTGTTGAATAACAAAACGTCTCATATCTGCAACACTTAGTGACAAGGCTTTATATCCATCGTCAGTAAGTGCAAAGAAAACCATATCCTGTCCACTTTTTTCTAAGTTACTAAAAACTTCATCCACATTCTCTTTTGTAATAATAACAAACTCTACATTCTTACTCTGTACAGGTCTTGGTGTCTGTACTACCAAATTTGGTTTTTCAACTACCTTTGGTTTCATTAAAAACTCATTCAAACTGGAAGTCTGACATCCGACAACAAGAAAAGAAACGGCTACTAATGAAAGTATCTTTTTCATTGTTTTTTCTCTTCTTTAGGTTGGGTTTCGTATCCACCACCAGGCACAAGCTCTGGACATTGACTATTTTTCTCATCTGGTAGTGCCTCAGCACCAGAAGCCAACTCATTACATCTCAAAGCATCCTTTGTAGCTCTATTTATCTTTATGCTCCATTTGACTGGATCTTCTATTGCTTTTCTACCAATGTCACGCGCTTTGCCGCTAGAGTCTGTATCAAACTTATTATTTAGATTAACTACATTCTGTTCAGCGGCAATTATCTTGGTATTCAACTCTTGTTGAACTTCAGCCATCTTTTGAATGTCTGCTTGCATTCTCTCCATTGTTACCTTTTGTTCTTCTGCTACTTCTAATGCGCGCTGAGTTTTTTGCTCTTGTGCTTCAAGTTTAGCTTCAAGCATTTGCGTATAGAAGTAACCACCGGCGCCTAATCCACCGATGATTAACAGAAGAATTAAAGGAACTAAGATACGAGACATTACGCACCTGCGCCTTTAATTTTGTTCTTAATCCATGCGATTGAACTAGAAACCCAAGCTGGTTGTGGTAATACGTTCCAACCAACTAATAGACCTACAATTAACCAGAACCAGTTAATGTGATCTAAAATTGAACCTAACCATTCTAACATATTTTTCTCCTTAATCTTCTAACCAAGTTAATGCAACGCCCGCTCTATTGATATTAGCAGTAGATATTACTGTTACTACAATTTCATTATTGGGTGGAATTACTATTCTCAAATCATCTAGGTTTACAATTTCTGAAGCATTATCAGAAAGTAAAATAGAAAATAATGGTATTAAACCTGTTGTTGTTACACTTGTTTCTGTTGTACTATATGACGAAGCAGATTCATTTCCTCTTGGCAACCAAACCAGATTATCAATGGTTACAGGATTATACCACATCGTTACTGTGAGTGGTGCTCCACCTGCTGTTGTGCCACCAACACTGAGTGACTTTAATATCATCTCTCTCATGTTAATTTTATTAGTGTGAATAACGTTATTTTTAATACCCAGAACAGTCCACTCTGTACCAGAACTCATTCCTGCAGTTCTAGTATTTGTAGCAGAAGTTGGTTGTGCTGTAGGTGATATTAATCCTTCTACAGCGCCCATCATTGATGCACCTTGAACTATAACATTCGTCCCAGTTCCACCGAGACTTGCTGCCACATAACCAATTTTTAATGAAGGATTATCAATATGTACATCTGTATTTTGATTAGTATAATGAATATGGTGAAAAAATATCATATCACCATTAATTGGATTCTCTACCGCGAATCTCATTTCACCAGCGCCCAACCAACGAAAATTTATTTGATACACATTTAATTTTTGTGGATCTAATAATACACCACTTGGACCATTTCCATCTAACTTATCTACATTGAACGATGTTTGTGGTATCCAATTAGCTGTTGTAGATATTCCCGTTTGTATAGTACTATTTGTTGTAGAGATTGTTGCTGTGCTAGACATAGAATAAGCACCGCCTTTAACACCAAGACTTGTAGAAAGAAAACAAATCTTCGTATTATCATATTCAGGTATCCATGCTGCGGAGAAACTGTTGTCTAATAAAAGACCTACACTAAGTGAAGCAATTCTATCACCTAATGTAGTACCAGATACTGTAACTGCGGCGTATGATGTTCCATTAAGTTCAACAGTAACATCTCCAGCATCTAGTGTTGTTATTTGAAATACGTGAATATGAGCTTTACCGCCATTTTCTCTTAGAATACCAAAAGACGTGCCATCATATCCTATTTGAAGTGCTTGTTCTTGTGCGAAAAACCCTGCTCTTTGTGTATATCCTGCGGTTCCTGTATGAAACTTTGCCGTAAATCTACACAAAGCTCCTTGTCCTGGGCGATATCTAACAACTCTTCTAGAACGAATAACACCATATCCTCCTATGCCAGATTCTGTGCCAACTTGCATAAGAGTAGGAGTTGTATTAGCGGTACCACTAGCAGCACCAACAAATGTTTCGAATTTATTTGACGTTAATCCGTAAAGACCATCCAACTGAATTACTGGTGTAATAGGTATTGATATAAGTTCACCAAATGCAGATTTATGTGTTGCACCTTCACCTAACAAATTACCGTATTGATCTGCTCGAATTTGTACTTCATGACGAGTCGATTGACCATCATATTCTTGTATATCTTTACGCCACTGAGCCATCAGGTCGTCCTTATCATCGAATAGACTTTACGACCTACAGTATTTGCTTGTGCTTTATTTTTCTTTCTATATCTATCAATAACTTTTTTTCTCATTGGTGGATCTTCACCAGGACCAGCACCAGCAATATTGCCACCACCCACAGCATTAACAGGAGCATCTTCATTCATTAAACTCAACAAAAGTTTCTTATTTTCGTTCTTAAACTCATAAAATTCACTTTCTGATATGTAAGTCACTCTCTTATCTTTAGGTTTATTCCCTTCTTTGATAAGAAATAGTGCTGCGGCAAATGTCGTAAACTTACTTTCTACTCCAACTTTAGATAGAAGTCTTTTGAGATTGAATATCAAACGATCATAATAAGTCATTGCGTTCTTCTCTTCTGAAGAAGACGCTTTCTTTAATTTCTTTCCTTTCTCATCAATCAGTCCTAACCGAAAAGCCTTAGTTTCGTTGAAAGGTGTTGACAATCTTTTTATGAAATGATATACTAAAAATAAATCTACTGTCTGTGACATTAAATATTCCTTAATTTTTCTATCACATGTTCATCTAACTTAATATTAGATGTATAATATATATTATTATTTTCATCCAATATTTTTTTAGGCATTCTTCTTATTAAAATAAGAAATGGTGCAACATAAGATAGATACTTTTTCATTCTAAAGTAAATCATTCTAGTACACGCTTCATTTTCAAACACATTGTATAAAATGACAATATGATTAAGAATCAATCTTTCTTTTAATTCACCACCTTCAGCATGTCTTTTTATAAGTCTTTTCACATATTTTAATCTATTGAAATCTTCATAAAATTCTTCCATATCTACACAATTAGGATTATTATAATACTTAGCAGCATATAATTCCAAATTCAGATCAGTTAAATTCATGTCATATAGATTACTGTATTTGCGATAACCGTTGAGACAAACAACATTGTTCCTATATAAAATTCCACCCATGAATGTCCTAGTTTACCTCCAAATGGTGCATGTTCAGCGGGATTTAAATCCTTTAGATAAAACTTTTTATGTTCGACAACCCATAACAATGGTGCTAATAATGCTAGGGCAACACATGGTAAAGCCATCATTGGAGTGACAAAATACCATAGTGCGGCGGGAATTAAAAATTGAGCCATTCTCATATATAGACCAGTTAAGTCTCTACTAAATGAAGATTTTTCTGTAAAGAAAATATCTCTAATCTGCCAACCTAATTCATCATCCGGTCTGTCGTTACGACCAAGATCCATTTGTCTGCCCCATCCAGTAGCTTGGGCAGCAAAGAATGTTAAAAATCCAATAACTGCTAAACTAGAACCAACAAGACCTAAATCTTGTTTGTTACAAATTATCGCCGTCATTGATAATAAAAGAAATAAAGGTGTGCCCAATAGAGTAAGGGGTCTGGATTTACCCAGAAACCCCCAACTCTGTTGATTGGGTATTGAACCGCCTCTATATGACCAAGTAACAAATAACGGTAACGCTAATAATAATGATAACAAATAATATAACATTTATTTCTCCTTATGAGAACACTGATAAAGCTACTCTTTTAATCACTGTATTTGATGTACACAAATAGAGATAGTTTGAATCCCAGAAGATAGAACCATCATGGGGTCTATCAGTGGTAGGAGATCCAAACTCGGTTGTTGAGTTATTTGTTCCTGGTGTTTTACTTGTCTTGATTGTGATACGATTAGTAGCACCAACAATCTGAGACATTGTAGTTGTACCAGTCACTACAACGTTTGATGTGAAATTAACATTACTACCAGTAAATGACCCATTAGCGGATACCGTCAAACTTCCTGTGATAGAAGTATTTGACGGTAACGCGCCTAGGAGAGTCTTTACGGTAATCGACTTGCTTACAGGCGTTCCATTAGGATCGTCCACAATGAGAAGAAGGTCTTCATCATTGGGACTTGTCAAAGCTGTAAGCTGTGATACCTTCTTATCTGCCATTAGTTATATCCTTATACGCCTTTTGGGCTAACCTGGAAGTTAGTAATGCGAGTGCCGGCACCATTAGTAAGGTTATTAGCGACAGCGCCAGTAATTGTAACGTTAGCAGCATAAGCAACACCTTCTTCTGGGTTGTACAGTGGCATACCAGTTACAGATATCGCTTGTGCATTAACATGATATGTAGCCCTAGCAGAACCAGATCCACCTTGTAGAGCAGGCATTGTAAATACCAGTGTATTATTAGCACCAATTAGATTAGATGCTGTTTGTGCGGTAAATCTAGCAACACCGTTATTACCACCGGCAGTGTTAGAAAGATTAATTGATAATGCGTTACCACTATTCTTAAACTTAATTGGTCCGTTGAATACAACATAAAGGTTTGCAGACACGTTAGCAGAAATAACGCCATTAGCGTTTAACTTTACATACATTTGTGCGATATCTGTTTTACCTAGATATGTATTGGATGTGTAGAAAAATCCTGAACCTGGAGCAGCCGCGACTAAAACTTCATCGATAGTGCGGGTACTACCATGCATATCAGTTTTATTTTGACGACGAACCCAACCTACTCTAGTTGCAATAACGTTTCTCTTAGAAGCCAAATTATCGGCTTCTGGGAATGGTTGATAACCAGCAACAATACCAGCTACAGTATTAGCACCTGATGCAACGGCTGTACTTTCTCTTCTAAAATCCCAATTTGACATTTATTTTCCTTTCTCTTTTCGGATTTTAATCAATTATCCTACTCGGCATAATATAAATTATCTAGAAGCAATAAATCTCTGACATACTTCTAAACTTGATGATTTCTTTACTTCTCTACCATTATATTGAACAGTCCAGAATGAACCATTCTTTTCTAGAACATACTCTGAGTTAGTTGATACAGTTTCTGGTTGAACAACTGAAATTTCTTCTACAACTTCTTCTTCAGTTTCAGCAAAATATACATTCGCTTCTGCTTCTAAAATCTGTTGTACTAGTTTCCACTTTGATTCGCGTCTATCTAACTCAATATCAAGAGTTCTCCCATGATCTTCTAACTCTTTTTTTGACATTTTTTTCAATTCACTTTCTAACATTACTTTCTCCTCAATCTAAGTCTAATGGATTTTTTGGCTTTTCAATTTTACCTTGTAGAGCCATTTTAAAATGTTTCAAGCTTTTATGGGCGCTGTTCATCAATCTACCTTTATCGATAGAAGATTTTTGTTTATTATATACTATCATAAATTGTTGTGCATCTCTACTAGAAACTTGTGATGACGTACCGTCTAAGAAGTTTACTTTATTACCATTTAGAGAAATTGCTTTCCTCATCTGCATAACAAAGTTAGAATCAGTGGATACATCATCTTCTTTCTTTGGACGACCACGAGCTTCATCTACCATTTCTTCTTTCATCGCTTGTTTTGTAGCAGTTGCATACATAACATCTTTCCAACGATCACCATAACGTTTTTTCAAATCACCACTGCTTTTCTTCATACCTTTAACAATTTCTTCACGCTTCTTCATCTGAACATCAGACATTTCAAGACTGGAAGTATATCCTTCTTTTTTATACTGCTGAGCAAGTTTCTTAACTCTCTTTATTCTACTAAGTGGCATTATAACTTCATCTTCCGGGTTTCCGTTTCTATGTATAACAACCTTGTCTCCCTTGATCTTATGGACGACGTGACGAGCGGATGATTTAGGATTGGTCATCCTAACTTTTTCGCCCTTACTGATACCCATCTCAATATCTTTATCAAATGCTTCATCAAGTTCAACTTCTTCTTTGTGAACCTTCTGAAGATGATTGATAAGAGAGTCGATATCATTACCTACCCACTGACCTTTCATACCCTTCATATTTGCAACGAAGTTATCTGCTTCATCGTCATATGAGAAGTCACCAAGTTTCTTACCGTTCTGCATAATAGCATGAACACCACTCTTGCCTCGCATAAGTTCGAAAGGACCAGACTTGACTGACTTGGCGCCCTTCTTCCACTGGTCACCCATCTTACCTTCATCAAGTTCAACTTCTTCTTTAAATTCTTTGCGTCCAAGTTTTTTATTCATTAATTTGACAGCATCAGAATAAGATAAATCTTTGTCAACATATACCCATGAGGTTCTAATACCACCCCGAACTGTTCCATCATAATTCTTCGACAATTTCCAAACCCAATATCCACCCTTTTCTTTTGGTTGGCCATCTAGTTTTTTAGTTCTACCAAAAGCATATGTAACGTCATTTTTATTTTTTCTTGCAGTATTTTTATATACAGAAACGTCTGCTTCATCAAGGTCAACTTCTTCTTTATACATGTTCAACTCAAATGGTTTTGAACCACCCTTGTTGTATACTTGAACTTGGATAGCGCCCTTGTCACCTTTTAAACGATAACTGTTTGTTTTACCCTCTGAAGGTTTTCTAGGTCCGGTTGCAACCTTATCGTCAATTTCATCATTACTGATTGTAATACCATACTTTCTTTTTGCAAAATCATATGCGTGTTTCATAGCAGAAGAAAAATCTTTATGATATAGATCATAACCAGTACCAGACTTACCTTCATCAAGACCTACATCTTCTTTCATAGAAAAAGTAACACCTTTGACTGTTTTTTTCAAAGTAGCTAGTTTTTCTGGATCACCACTTATAACAAAATTCTTATCATTCATTTTGACAGAAAGCCCTAGTTTAGACGCAGCATTACTTATTTTTTTAGCAAACCCTACATCGTTTGCAGCTTGGTTTGCTCCCAAAGACTTATAACGTCTTTTTACGTACACAGTTTCTTCATCAAGTTCAACTTCTTCTTTTGCCATCATTGTACGAGCATCGTCCATTGATGGTTTAGTGTCGATCTTGTCAGGTTTATCACTTAACTCATCATCTTTCTTTTTCTTTTTCTTTTTGTCGTTCTTACCGTCGCCATCCATATCGTTCTTTTGAGCATCGGTCATTTCATCGTCGTCATCTTCCATATCATCATCGTCATTATCATCGTTCTCTTTGACCTTGGTGGCTTCTTTCATTGCCTTCATTACGGCTTTACGACGATTGTGTAGATACTCATCTGAACTATCTACATCACCATCGTTATCAATGTCTTTGTCTTTACGATCAGCATGAGAACCCTTTAATGCCTTCGCATCTACAGGATCTAACGCTTCTTTCTTGCTTTTACCCGTCATAATTTCTGTGACGGCTTTAACAAGATCATCGGGGCTATTAAAGAGATTCTTAGGGAACATTTTATTTCTTCTTTTTACTATGCATGTGGGATTCGGATTTGGTGATTTCAATGTCTTTAGTAGAAACCTTCTCTGTTAGACCATTGCGAAAAGCAACTGTATACCACTCAATTTGACCATTCTCATCTGGATCCGCATGTTGTTCAGAGATAGTAATACCCTCGCCATATTCTTCATGTACTACATGAGTAGCACAATCATGCATGGTATCTTTAACATCTTCGCCGTCTTTTTTCTCTTCTATGGTTTCTTCACGAAGAAAACGACGACCTGTGGGAGTTAGAATGTAAGACATTTTTATTTCCTCTATGTTTTTCTATTATTTATATTATCATGCACTCTGATTGACTAGATAGTCTCTAGCAGAGTTTAGATGGTCTCCTGCTACTGCAATTTTGTTTGTTAACCAAGTTGGTAGTGAACTCTCTTTGTCCATAGCCTGTAGTACTTCTTGTAGTTGTTGAGCATCTTCAGCGATAGACTGTAGTTTAGTAATCATACTAGCAACATCAGTATGTCCGTCTTCTTGTAGATAACTGGGCCCATCCCTAAACAGACTTCTTATAGTGTTTTCCAGACTTTTCATATTTTTCTAACCTTAATACTAGTTTTGTTGAACCTTTTATCAATCTGTGAAATACCATTTCTGGTATATAAAATTCATCACCTACATGCATTTCAGTTGGTAACTCATCTTCATATTGTAATGACCAACCTTCACCTTCTAATACATCTATGTGTCTATTTTCTTTATCTCTATGCCAAACTAAATCTTCTTCATTTGGATTATCAAAGGTTCTAATATCACCATTATCAGTATATATTACCAAAAGAAGGATCCTCCGCCACTTAACCCAAGGCTCTTTGCATAATAAGGAAGACGACAAGCCCAATACGCCGCTGTTGTTTTATCATTTTGCATATGACATCTATGTCTTGCTGCAAATGACTTTCGTGCTCCAGGATCATTGAGTTTTACCTTTAGCCCTGTTGTATCTCCCCAAGTCACTTTCTTAATATTCTTAGTTGATGGATCTCTCACATAAACATAATACTTCTTAGGTCCACCTCTTTTTGGTTTGTTTAATTCTGGTGTCTCTTCTTCATCTATCATAGGAAAGTCTAGAGGAACATCAACACCATCTACTTCAGCAAAATTTCCAATATCACTATTAAGAAAATCTTCGTCAAGAGGTGTAAGTTCTAGACCCTCTTCTTCATATCTTCTACGAACTTCATTAATTACTTCAAAGTATTTTTCTGAACCATATCTAAAAATAGATTCGGCAAAAGGAATATCTTTTGCAATATGATATTCAATCGCTTCTGAAATTAGATGATTCTTAAACTTCACCATCTTCCTCCTCCTCATCTACTAAAACTGAAGGATGCAAAGCAAATCCTGCTAGAGTCTTAATACCTAGATCTTTAGCGAAATAGGTAACACCAATACCAGAAGTCGTTGCCATCTCAAAAGATTCATTTAAGTCTTTTTTAAATAAGTTTTCAAACTCTTCATTTCTACTTGTCATTCTATTCTTTGTACGGGCATCTCTAAGTCTTGCTGCATCCATTTCGCGATCATGTTTAGTTTTCAGTGCCTCTTTCTCGCTAGTGTGCCGTTGTTTAACCGTATCCATTGCATCACCTTCTTTTATTCTCTTACCTTCATCATCATACTTACCAGATTTCTTTTTAGCAATAGCAATAGCAGCTTGTTGCGCCCATGACTTTGCTTCGTTCTGTATAGAGAACTTCTCATCAATGGATAGTTCTTCTTTACGAACATTCTTCCATAAATCAGCATCAGCAGTTGTTCTTGTCTTGCCACCAGTAATGAATGAGTTGACACGAGCATAAGCCCATTGTTGAGGTGTTGTACCTGGACGATGACCACCCTTCCAAGCAGCCATACCTCTATCATATACTTTCTTTAGAATACTATAAGAGATACCAGACTTCTCTGCTTTCTTTTTCAATCCTTCTAAAGATTTCTCTTCAAGATACATATATTGCACAAACTCTTCATTGATGCCTCTAGCAGACTTAGCTTGACTAATCCAGTTTTGTGCAAATTTATTACGTGGTTCTTGTTTCATCCATGCAGATATTTTTTTGTAAACAGAGGTAGAAGCGGCTTCAAAATTAGAACCTTCTGAATTATCTACAATAAAGAATTTGGGTTTAAAACTATTCTGAAACTTACCTAAATTGTTCTGTACAGACTTCCACATTTTTGTTACTTCTTCATCAGGAAGACTTCTATCTCGTTTACGATTTCTTTCAAGTGCTGTATCTTCATCTGTGTTGACAAAAATCATAGCAGTTTCATAACCCATAGCTTCTAGTTGTTCTTTTTGTTTTTGAATTTTTTGATAATCTTTACCAGTACCATCAATTACTAAACCAAGTCTACCATTTAGATATAAAGATTGTTGTTTTTTAGTAAGAGCCTTAGCACGATCTCGTATAGATTGTCCTTTTGCTGTATAGATATCTTCTGGTGTTGTTTTCAGTCCAGCATTTTTTAAACCTAATTCAAAAATTGGATCTGAGTTTACTAATTTTAAACCTAATCCTACTAAACCAGTTCTACCTACAATAAACGATTTACCAGAACCAGGACCACCAGCTAAAAATACTGCTTTGAATATACCAGGATCGTTTAAACCTTCATCAAGTTCATATGATTCGTATTTAATCACGGGGCTTGTTGTAGTGAAATTTTTCTTTCTCATAATAGTCTTGTGAACTACATCTAGTGTACCATCTTTGTCTACTTTAATAGCAATAGGTAAATTCAAATCTTTTTGAATATCTTTTAATACTACTTCAGCATTAGGATATTTTTTTATATTGACTGCTTTCTTTTTAGCAATCTTTTTAAATAAACCCTGTAGTTCAG